AGGAGTTCCCGCTTTGGCGTTTCAACAGGAGTTAAGTCTTGCGTTTTCACCCCTAGCGTTTTGTAGAACAGCGTGAAGTCTACCGGCTTAGCCTTGGCCCACACCTCCACTGGTTTCGGAGGGTTGTCCTTGAAGTTGAGAGTGTCAGGTATACGCAGGATGCGCGCCACTTCGAAGACCTGGGGGTCGATGTAGAACTTATGGATGTTGCACAGGTCACGCAGCCGCGTTGCCACTGGCTCCCACTCCTCGCGGGTGATGCTCTCGGTCAGCGCCCAGTATGCGTGTATCCCGCGTCCTGAGTTGACGAGGATAGGCTTAGGTAAACCGGTGATCGCAAGGAAAGCCTTAAGTGCTTCTACCCCTGTTTCCTGATCTATGTACCCATCAGGTCGGCCTGTCTTCGGATTCACCTCTGCCTTGGCTTCACCACAGTCGATATCAAGCCAGAAAGATTTCAAGCCAGCTACGTTATCCTTGGTGCGGTTTTCATCCGTAGTATACTTGGCAACACCGAAGAAGACGTTACGACCTTCGGCCACATACTCCTTAGTAAGGGCATCGACCTCTTCCCGCGTGGCGACCAGTTCCTGTCTAGTCCAAGTACCTTCCTTTATCCCGACAACAGCGAAGTAGCCATCATCAGGTTGGACAGTTTGGAGGAGGTCAAAGTTTGTCATATACAACAGTCACCAGTCATCAGACGCAAAAACGCCCGGAAAAAAGGAGGAAATAACATAGGGCGAACCCTACGTAAGCGTGGAGATGTAGTTAGTAACTAGACCGTGGAGGGGTATAGCAGGATTACTAGTCCCACTGAACCAATTATACACCGTCTGTCGGGTTACCCTAAACCTACTGGCGACAACTGTGACAGGCACATTGTGCTTAATACACGCCCGTCCCAATTGTACACCCAGCTTCTTCTCGTTCGCTTGGTTATTCCGTTCGATAAGTCTCAGGCTATAGCCGTACGACATTCTCAGTCCTCATCTTCATCATCGCCATCGCCCCAAGTGGCAAGGACATTAGCAAGGTCTTTCTTTGGGATAGCAGTTTCCTCAGTGGCCTTAGAAGCGCGCTTCTTCGGAGCTTCAACTACTTCCTCTTCGTCCTCATCCGGTTCGTCGGAGTAGGTAACCTTTGGCTGCGGCTTGGCTTCTTCCTTAGGCAGCGCCTTGGCTTCACCCTGCGGTGCAACCGTCAGCACGATCATCTGGCGGGTAGCTGGGTCATTACGGGCTTCCTTGACCAGCGCATACTCTTCGTCGGTGATGCCGCGTACAGGAGTGAATTGCAGTTCCATCGTTTCCGCATCAAGGTTGTATGCGATGTTGGTTACGACACCGTCTGGGCTTTCGCCGTTGGCAATCAAGAACTTCACATATCCTTCGAACGGATGCACGTTGCCGTTACCCTTACCGAAGAGCGACTTGGCTGGGACGTTGAACTGATAGACATCACCAGACATATCGGTTTCGAGCAGTACTGCGATGCGGCGTTGGAAGCGGCATGCACGACCCCTACCGTTGTCGCCTGAACCCGAGACGTTTTGGGGGCACGACACGCAGTTGCTAGCCTGTGGGTTACCGGCGGCTGCTTCAGGCTTATCACCTAGGTTTGACCAGCAGTCAGGTAGGCTTGGCTTAGCATCGGGATCATACTTACCAGCATAGAACGTGCGGCTGACCTTAGGCAGTGCGTCCACGATGATAGCGTTGAACTCACCACGGATGGCTTTGCCGATCTGCTCACCGTTCACAAGGCGCTTGAAGGTGCCGTTGGTGTTGGTCTGGATACGGCGGCTGTTGTTAACCGAGGCAAGTGATTTACCAAGGTCGGACAGTTCGCGCTTTGATGCTGTCGATACAGCACCTGCTTCTTTAAAAATAGTTACGTTGCTCACTTAATTTCTCCTTTAAGGAATTTGTAAAAGATATTTGCTACGCTGACGATGTCTTCTACTTGGTGTTCAAGGGTGGCGGTAACATCGCCCCTATCAAACCACTTATCAAATAGCGCCATCGACTTAGTCAGCGCGTTATCGCGGAAATCATCTTCACGGAGTAATCTGTCTTCGTCGTCCATAGTCTTTCTCACTTTGCTGTTGGTTTGCGTACGCGCACTACGTACTTGGTGTCGGCCTGAAGGCCGACCGGTAGATCATCGGGGTTTTCTGCTAAAAATTGTTTCATGTTGCCGTTATGAATACGTTGCTCAAGCAGATGCAAAGCATCGTGCTCCTTGATGAACTCGTACGTAGACTCCCAATCGTTCGTCCAATAACGGGTGTTCACTGTGCGCGTAACCGTCCCAGCAGGGGTCCGGATGCTATCCAGATTTTGTTCGTTACACAAGTCAAGAAGTGCAGCGGATAACAGGTCCTGCTGTGCCCTAAGATCGGTAATCTGATCCTTGTGCGCTTCTTCCTTTTCATTGATAGCGTCACGTATCTTGCGGTACGCGAGGACTAGTTCGTCTGCTTTCATGTCTGTCATAGTTTGCTCCTTCATGTTTGTAAGGTAGGACCACCCGACTTAACCTGTCTATTCAGGTCCGCCTTTTTATCAGCGCCGTCGCAACAGGATTTCCCACCGCCGTGGACACTGGTCCTACCTCACGTTCCTCACAATACTTATACATTATACATTGTCAAGCGCTTTGTAGAATTTCTTGTCGGTAGAGGTCGATTATTTTTTGGTGGTTCTCGATGTTGCCCCTTAACATCTTGTAAAGCTTGTGTTCCACCTCACTGCCGGAGATGTGCACGATGGTCATAGGATGCTTCTGACCTGGCCTGTCGATACGGGCGTTAGCTTGTAGGTAGGTCTCCACGCTGGTCACAGGTGCGTACCAGATGATTGTGTCCGCCTCTGTCAGGGTCAGGCCGTGGCTTGCTGCTTGTGGTTGGATGATTAGCACACGGGGGTCGGGCAGTGATTGGAAGTCAGCAACGATCTGGCTGCGCTTGTTGAGGTTGACCTTACCATTGATGACCTCGCAACTAATCTTCTCTTTTGCCATCACATCACGCAGTAACTCGATGGTATGCGTGAACGGCACGAAGACCAATACCTTACGGTTAGTTTCGCGAATCACTTCCAGCACGGCGTTGATGCGGTTGCTCACATCGAACTGCACGACCTCGCCAGTATCCGAATAGACCGCACCTCCACTGATCTGCAGTAGCTTGTTCAGGTTAGTCGCCGCATTAACCGCACTGACTTGCTCGCCGTCAGCCTGCATGCACATCTGGGTCTTAAGCAGTTTATAGTACTTGTTCTGCTGCGGCGTCAGGGGTGCGTCACGATCCACATGGGTAACCTTAGGCAGGTCGAGGCACTGGCTCTTCTCGAACCGAATCGCTGGCTGTAGGATGCGATGCACGATGGACTGCGCTTGCGGTTTCACGGCCCACTTAAACTGCGTGACCTTGTACAACACCGAGTCGCGGAACGCGCCGAAGAACTTGGGGCATCCTTCGGGGTTTACCAACTTAGCTAACCCATAAGCATCGACGGGCGACTGTGCGGCTGGCGTACCAGTAAGCATCCATAGCCAAGGGTCTATCTCTTTGACGATGTCCTTGAGTATCTTCCACCGAGTCGTTGACGGGTTCTTGTAGGCTGTCGCCTCATCTACCACGATCATATCGAAGCCACCTGCGGCAATCTCGTCCTTGACCACTGCTAATCCATCGAAGTTGATGATGACGAACTCGGAGCCAGCAGCGATGATCTTTTTACGGGTCTTAGCATCCCCGTGGGCTACACTGCATGAGCGGTGCATTGCGAACTTAAACAGGTCCTGCTGCCACGCAGCCTTCATGATCGAGAGTGGGCAGAGCACAAGGACGCGCTTAATCTTGCCTAGCTTCATGAGGTAGTCGGCAGACCAGATCACGCTGGCTGTCTTGCCAGTGCCCGCTTCACTGAAACAGAATGCCCGCTTGCGGAGCGAGAGGAATGACGATGTGGTTTTCTGGTGGTCGAACGGAGCAAACTTACCGGTCCACTGGTAGTCGCGCAGCAAAGGGGAAGGGGCATCATGTCCAAGGGCAGCTAAAGCTTGGGCTTCTTTCAATCCCCAATGCACAGCAACCTTGGACGATCCGCGATGGGTCTCCATCAAGGCGCTTTTCTTTACTGTTGATATAATAGCATCAGGGTCCCGTGTCTCCACGAGGAGAACTTTGTCTTCAACGATCCGCATTAGTTTGCTCCTTGCGCGGGTTACTTCTTCTTGCGTTCCCGCGTACTGGTTTCAGACACTAGGTTCTTCTTGCTATCCCGTTTGAAGGAGCGGTTAGCAGATTTGCTAACTACCCGCACGCCATCCTTATTGGTGCCGCCTTTATCGAAAGCCTTTACGTGGGCGACATCCTTGCCGTCCCCTTTGCTGACCTTACCTTCTTTCATAAGCTTGCGCCGCGCAGCGTTACGGGCGGTGCGGTTCTTCACCTGCTCAGGTTGGGCTTCGTATTTAACGGCGTTCGCATACTTGCGGTCAGCTTTGTTCTTGTACGGCACGGCTATCTCCTAGGGCGATAATGTTCGCAGCTTGTAACTGGACACCATCCACATAGTGGGCTTGTCTTAGCGTTCCACATACCACTATCTGTCGCATCTTCCAACTGTTCAAGCTGCTTATCGAACACGGAAAAGTATGTATCGACATGCTCACGGGTGTGCGTCTTCTTAGGAAACTCATTACTAACCACGTAGGCCAGCCCCGACTTAACCTTAGTTATCTCTGGGTAGTGTATGAACACCGCACCAGCCATCAGGTCTAACTGCTTCATGTCCGCATACTTGGCATTCTTACCTGTCTTGTAGTCCACCATGTGGGCAGTCTTGCCGTTCGTAATCAGTAGATCGACAATGCCGCGCCACCACACATCCTTGGCAAAGAAGGTAGTAGGCTCGTATCCAGCATCCGTCTTCCTGACACCTAGCTTTAACTCGGTGTGCTTCTCTCCAGGAAACTTAGCCAGTGTTTCAACCACGGGACGCATGATCTTGAACTTGCCAGGAATTGGCGTCCCGTGTTTGATGTAATGCTCGGCTGCTTCGTGCGCTTGAGTGCCATAGTCAGCCTCTGGTCCCGCAGTATCCTTGACGTCTTTCGCTACCTTCAGATGATAATACTTCTTCGGGCACTGATCGAAGGTCTTGATACTACTGTAGGACCATGCTGGCATGTTATCTGGCTTTCCCTTTGAGGCGGTCAGCCACCAACGTAGCATATCCCGCTATATCAATCCAGCTATCTATATGGTTTGGGTTGCCGTTTACGATACGTGCAATCTTACTCGCTATCATGTCGAGGGCTTCTATTTGGTCGTCGTCTAACTCGCTGTTGTTACACATGCGAATTGCATTTTTCATCTCCTGTGCGAACCCTGCTACGTCTTCAAAGCTACCATAAGTGGTGGCGCGTTCGTCAAGGATCGCATCTACGTCATTATCGGCCTCTGCCTCTGCCCTCCAGTCTTCGATCATCTCTTTGACCTTGTTGGTGTGTTCTATGGCAGTCTGTCGCACCGTTTCCACCGCTTCCCCTACGCCTTGCGCCAACTGCTTCTTTAGTATGTGCACATAGCTTAAGCTTACACCAAGCTGTTCCTGTATGTCCTTAGCAGAGTAACCTTTTTGTAGTAGCTTCAAAACTGCCGCTGCTTTAGTCCC